ATAGCCTTATTAATCAAATCAAAATCCAATACATTTTTAGTATCTAGCGATTTTAACTTATCTATTAATCTAACTGAATACTGGCAAGATTTTTGGTAGTCCATAATTAAAATCTAATTCATAATGCAATACATACTTCTATTATAAGTTACTTATTAATCATTATTAAAGATATTTTTAATTCAATAAATCCTAACACAGTTTGATTTTGATAATCTCTGATGTATAGTTACCCCACTCCTTTAAAAATTCATTTAAAAGGAGACTTATATTATTATTTACTTAATTCTTCTTTAAAAACAGAATACTCAGCTTTAAAAGCGTATAGTTCATTTAACCAATTATTAAAATTCTCACATTTTTGACGAGGAATACATACCAGTTTTATTTCTTCCGCTACTTTTTTAGTTAGTGGTGGCATTTCCGGTAAATTTAATGTAGGTATTTTATTCGTTTTTACCTGACAACCGATCAAGGTTAGTGTCAAGATCAGTAGATTTAACACTTTCGCTAACATCTAATACCTTTTGCTGGATATGAATTACTTTGTCTTTTTCAATGTTGTTTTCTGTAAGGGCTTTATTTTCAGAGGTTAATGTTTTATTCCTTTTAAAAAGATAAATAGCAATGAACGCTCCGATACCAAGTAAGATTTCTTTAAAATAAGCAATTAGAAACATGTTTAGATTTCCATAATTGTAATAGGATAAATTGCCTCTACCATCTTTTTTTTAACTATATACATGTCCGTTTTTACGCCTTTGACATCCTCAACAGTTACTTCGCCGTTTGTCCAGAATACAAGGAAATCACAAACATATTTTACACCCGCCTCTAAATGGAAAGGTACTTGCCTTAGAAAAAATAATATTTCACCACTATTTTGTAATATTTTAAGCTGCTGATATCTTTTATGCTCTTTTTTAGAAGCAAATTTGATGCCGTCAGCTTCACAAGGCTTAGCTTTGAATTTATGCCTTAAGATTGCCATAATTCCAATTCTGCCTGTCTTCTTCTGTATAAGCCATTGGAAAATTTGTCGTTTACCGATACTACTCCTCTAACTTTTCCAAAAAATTCATCGGCAGCTCCGTTGTAATCTCCGGCATTTAGTTTTTTTAGTCCGTTACTTATTTTAAAATTATATGCTCCCCAGTTGTATATAAGGCTCACTAGAGCGTCAAATTGTCCTTGCTTGAGGGTTACCTTTACAGATGAATTTATAGCGTTCTGTGCCTCTTTAACGTCGTCCTGTAAAAGTTTTTCTGCATGACTCTCCGTAATAGGGGCGGTAGCCTTGATTAAATCAAGTAATTTATTATCAATAACATGGCCATAGCCTATAGTAGGTTTTCCTGCGGGACAGGTATATACATAATCCTTAAACCCCTCAAACTTCTTAATAAGATCAAGGCCTTTCTCTGATGCTTTCATCTGAAGAACTCAACGCTTTCTGGAGTTAAATCAACATCTATCCCCGTTTCTTTTTCAATGACTTTTTCTTGAACTTCTTCAATGGGATTATCTTGATACCAAAAGTAACCAGACAATATACCGATAATTATAGCTGCAACAACAACAAAATATTTGCTAAAGATAATAGCTTTTAAAAATTCTTTCATAGATATACTTGCAAGGTGTATATAAAATACCTTGCGAATATAGCATATTATTGGCTTTATGGGAAGCTATTTTTGCGATATAGTGGAGGAAATAAAGAAGAGTAGTTAGAGTTCGAATCTTATTTTTTATCAAGCTAAGCTTGAACATATTTTTCCAACTGGTACAGGATATACACCTGTTAACTTTTCAAGAGCTAAGCAATTATATTTAACTTTTAACTGCTCTAGGCTTTTATTTTCCATTCTAAAATGCCACTTTATTTATAATTGAGACTACACTATTAAAAATAACCGGTCAAAAATATATTACGCCGCCTCCATATCTTGAACATAATTATATTGTTTATTTATATATTCTATGCAAGCCGCTTGTCGCTCGATCCCTAAATCGGCAATACTTTCAACGCCAGCTTTATCGCACCATTTTTCTATTATAGAGCTTGGTACGTTATGCAATTTAACAAGTTCTATTAATTCCGCAAGTGTATCGCTTGTTTTTTCATGTTCTAGACTATCTAGCACAGTATCAAGTTTGCTACTTATGCTTTGAGATTTAGGGGTTACATCCTTAGTAGCTATAACTGCGTCCTCTATCTCTTCAACCATGTGCATGCCGTTTAATACTTCCGGGGCATGTGTGCGAATCAAGAGAGTAGCTGCTCTGTATCTTAGCATTAACTCTGGCAGAGTCCTGTATTTAGGGTTTTTAGTCCACCCTTCCGCAACAGCTTCCCTCATTGTAATAGTGTAGGATATTTCTTCACCGCCTTTTTTTAAGTTAGCATAGGCAGTAACTTTTAAATCTTCGCCGCAACCCTCTATTCTATAACGTATACCGCTATCGAATAATCCGCTTTGATTAGCTAAGGATATTGCAAAGGCGCTTACCATCCCAAGTTTACCGCTCACGACAAAAGTATTCTGCATTACTTGCATCGGGTCTAGGTTCATTCTGTAGGCTGTCTGTACTGCAATAAAAGTGTTTTCAGGTTTTCCTCTATAATGACTCGGGACAATGTCGGATTTAGCCATGATGCAGGCAAATTTATAAGCTTTTTCCATTACATCAAACATATTTGTCGACGTGTTAACTGTTGCTATATTACTCATTTTTCACCTCATTTAATTAAAAATACTCTAGATTGCTTACTATAACTTGCGTATTTCAGGTACATTTCCTTGGCCTCTTCCTTAAATTTCTTCAAGTCAAAAAATGACCTTGGAGCTGTGTTTTTCCATGTAGCTATTACATTACCATTATCATCAATAAGTACGTCGTAATTCCGCATAAATTCCTGAATTTCAACTTTTAACCTTTCAATAGTTTTCTGTATTTGTTCTTCTGACATTTTAGCAATTTTCAATTCTTCAATTTTTGCCAATATATCATTTTTAGCAGTAATTTCCTTATTATTACTTTGCGGGAATAGGTTAAATGTGTCTCTGGTATTAACGCAACGAGGCGGTATTCTTTTTTCTATGTGGTTATGCCAGAAATTAACGCCTATTTTTATTAGTTTTTCTTCTAGATTTTTATCTCTATTATAAGTATAAATTCTAAAATCCTGACCCCCTATAAGTACTGCTATATCAACTTTAGGAACATCACAGATTGCAGCATAATACGCTACTTGTACAAGATATGACTCGGGGATTTGGTCAGTCCCTAAGTCTCCCCATTCCTTACCTTTAGTAAAGCCAGCTGTTTTGCATTCCAGCACATATTCTTTATCACCAACCCACCGATCAATATTAGCTCCTAAAAACTTATGTTCATGGTGATATATTGTGTTTGGCTCTATTGCTATATTATAACCGGTATCTTCGCTGTAAGCCTTGCTAACAGCATCCTCTAAAAGATTGCCCCACCTCATGGCAGGGCTAATCTCCTCCGTTATATCGTCGCTGGTTTTATCTAGATATACATCAAGAGCAGTCCTATATGGATTTAAACCGCAGATAGCAGCTAAATCAGTGCCACCTAAATAATTCTTACGTTTCTTTAACCATTCCTGTTTGTTAATCATAGCTATTTCTTATAAATAACGTTTTACTTCCTCAATCTGCTCAAATACTTTCTTGCAATCAAACAGTAAATTCTCTTTTTGTGCTGCCTGCTTTTCCAGAAATGACACCATCAGAACACAAAACTCTCTTGGTACTACTACAAATTTGTCTTCTGTTTTTGACTTAATCCACGTTGATAAGCTATGAGTAGAAATTTTATTGTCGTCTAAATGGAAAAGAAGCGTTAATAACTCATCTTTTGAAATAAAATAGTTGTCTATGCTCATATTAAACCTCTACTCCTCTTGTTGAACTAAAGTAAAAGCGTACATCCATTCTCTCGGTATAAGCAGCATGATCTGCCTCCTCTATTTCCTGCTCTAAAGCTATTGGATCATACTCGGAAATATCCCAATAAATGCCAAGCTTCTGTGCTTTCTCAAGCAAATACTCGTATTTATCAATGTCCTGCATTAGCTTATAGTAATCATCGCCGTAGGATTCATGATCTATATTGTAAATCATAGCCCGCTCCAACTGCTCCTCTATAAAAGCAAGTCTTGCTCTAGAGCTGATCCGCGCAAACGTTTCCTTAGCAGAGTCGGATAGCTCTATACTTTCCTGTTTTTCCTCATGAAATTTAGGGACTGTAGTTATATTGCTAGGTAAAGTTTTGCCGCTATTTCTTTGAAAATAACGTACTCCCGCTTCTTTTAAGGCTTCCAGATTAGAAAGTATCTGTATCGC